CTACCTTCTCCCCGTTCAGCATAATCTATACGGACTATCTTACCATTAAAGGTGATGTTCGATGTAGCCTCAAAATCTTCTATTATGCTGTTGGCTAAGTTGTCACCATACAAAGGGCCATTGCCCTCTGCGACGAAACAATCAACTCTGAATACCCCAAGGTAAAGTTGTTGTGGATTGCTGCCTCTTACTGCAGGTCGGCGTGATGTTGGGGTAAAGGTTGGCCTAACCCAAGAGGTTCCTGTTGTCGGATCATAATTTATATTTTCGTAGGCAATATCTGGGATGCCTGATACTTGAGATAGCTTATATTCCAAGCCTCGTCTAATATCTTGGTAGATGGTACTCATCCGAATTGCCTTCTAGTTTTCGTATATACGAGATGCCCTACAGAGTTTCCGTTACCATCTTCAACGTACCTTGCGTGAGGGCTATCATTTCTTAGTGTAACTCTTGTCAAGCTATCAGTGTCGATAGAGTTTATATCTGACAAAAGATTAGAAAAACCTTCCTGTTGAAACGCTTCTCTATTTTGCTTACGAGGTTTACCTTTTGATGTCTTACCTCTAGCACGAGAGTTTGAATTGTTAGCAACCATACTGTGCGAGGTAACATATGCACCAGTATCTACAGGGGAAATAGAAGTCACAAACTGAGCAATGTCTGTTAGTCGATCACGTATTGCTTCTTCTTGAGCTTGCTTAATTCGGAAGGTAACCTGTCTAAACACTTCTGCATTCTTTAGGTTATTTGCCATTATTCACTCACATCACAAATATAACAGAGGGCCTGACCACCAGAATACATTGTTAGAACATTTGTTATAACGACTTTGTTTCCGTTACCTAAGATTTCATCGTCAGTATCTGGAACAACGGCTAATCCTAAAGCACCTATAACACACTTACGTCCACCTCTTGCAAAGTTCTCAGGATCAACGACACCCAGATTGTATGTGTAGAAATACCCTACGACAGAATAATCATCTGTTGATGTGCCAGAGGTTAAACTGGTCTGGGGGTTGTAAGCACCATAGGTTTTTTTACGAAGCGTAAGGTCTTCTCCATGCTCTTCTACGAGCTTAAGGAGATCATAAGCTCTGAAAGCCATTAGTCAAAATCCGAAATGTATTGCTCATCTGATGGTGGATTGTCAAACTGACCTTTACTAAAGGCAGGATCAGGACGATCTGTAAGTTGTCTGTTAGCTTTGATAACTGCGTTAGAGATACCGCCAGCACGAAGACTTGCAGATGTCATGGAATACTTTTGACCTTGCTCACGAAGGTCTGCAGAAAGGGCCTTATACTGTTTAGCGAGATCGCTATAGTTGGCTGATAAGGCCCCATCTAATGATGTAGTAACTTTACGAGCAAATTGTGCGGCAATCGTTCCTGCTGCCCAAGCTCCAGCGAAATAGACGTTGTCGTTAGCTTCTGACAATGCGAAGGTAACCTCTTCATTTTTGATCAACTGATCATTTGTGTCAGTATCACCTATTAGAAGTCGAACAACATTCAGACGACCAGAGGCCGTAGTTGTTGTAAGGTCACTTTCGTCATATGTCCAAGCCATTAGTCAGCCTCTATCTCACCGTAGTTGGCTCTCCAAGAACGGATAAGCCCACACTGTTTTGCATGAATAGTTGAACGCTTACATTTCTTGCGATCAAACTCTTCTTTCGTATTAGTCTTTTCCTTAACCTTGTCGTTGATAGTTTCTACTAGGATGTGCAGTTCTGCAACTGACATATCTTCTAAACCGTCACCGACTTTAGGTTTCGTAGACTCTTCCAGTGCTTCATTGTGATGCAAGTGATGTTCATTGTACAACCGTTCAATGTTCTTCATAGGTAGACCTCGCTCCTTCCAAGGAACAAGATCACCTTTTGCATAACGCTTACCGTTCATAAGCAACCCTTGAGGGGTTCTAACGAACACTGGCTTGTCGTATTGGAAAGGTGGTCGGGTCATTCACCTACTCCTTATGACAAGATTGTGTTGAAGAATACACCTAGATCAGCACCTACAACTTTTTGGTCGTAAGCCATGTTTGCTTCTAGAAGTTCTGCAACACCTTCAACACGTAGGAAGTCACCAGTATATGAGCGAATGTCAATACCGTAACCAGATGCGTTATCTAGTTCGTTCCATGTGAAGTTGTAACCTGCTGATGGAACCATCAAGCCAGCGGAAGTTGGAGCATAGTACAACGCAGCTTTCTTAGTTGCTACGAAGTCTAGTGACTCTGTCAAACCTTCAGCGGCAGTGTTCTCAATCGCATCAACGATGTAGTACTCTGCAACCTCAAAGATTTCCGCTAGTTTAGCTTGTGTTACCAAAGCAGTGTTAGTAACTGTTGCGCCACCGTTGATACGTGCTAGAACGTCTGGGTGGTTAACAAGTGTATCGTGAACGTCACGAGTTACAACCATTTTGTTTGGCTTGAAGCCACCAGATGCTTTCTGCATCGCACGACGAGCGTTAGTTACGTCTACGATTGGTGTTGAGTTTGTGTAGTCATCCCACTGTGTGACTTCTGCTGCAGTGTCGTTGTCAGCGTTAGCAACACCATCATACTCTGTTGTCCAGATGTTTGTGGCGAAGAATGTTGACATCCAACGGCTTTCACGATCAATCAATAGATTGTGTGTTAGCATCTCTGATGCACCACGACGAATGTCTAGTGCTGTGTCAGCGTTGGCTAGTGTCTCGAAGTCGAAGTCTGTTGACAATGAACGAACTTCTGCAGTGTATGTCTGTGTTGACAAGCTCATTCCGACACGTTGTGAGCGTGTGCGTGGCGCACGAGGCTGCACTTCGTTACGGAAGAAGTCTGCACGATTGTATTCGTAGAACTTGTTAGTCTTTTTATCGACTGCTACGTTTGGAAAGACCTTATCAGCAATAAAGTTGTTTTGGTCTTGTAGGTACGCAATGGTCAGATTTGTTAATGGCTGATCAATATGTACCTGAGAGGCTGTTAGCATAGGCATTGTTTATATTCCTTCCTGCTCTAGGTTACGCAACTACGTTGCCGCCTTGGATCAATTCCATGGCGATTACTTGACCGTCTACACCAGCTTCCATAGCGTAGCCCATTACTACGTCACCTGCAGCCGCTGTAATAGCGTCACCAGATGCGTCTGTTTGAAGTTGCGCACCTGCTGCGACTGTACCGCCGCATGTGATGCGTGTTTGACCTGCTACAACAACAGTTGCTTCTGCACCTGCTGCTGGGTCATTTTCTAGTACTCCGAAGCAGCGTTCACCTGCTGCATCAGCTAAGTCTACCTGACCGTCTGATTCCAGAGTTACAAATTTAAACTGAGAAGATGATAGGTCTTCACCAGCAATTAGAGAGCGTGTTTCACGAGATTGTGTTACAGCCATGATTACTCATCCTTTTCGTATGTTTTAGCGATAAGGGCTTTACCCTCTGCTGTTTTACTGATGGCATCAAAAGCAGCGTATTTGTTGACACCATGCTCATTAGCATGTGCCTCTACCATCTTATCCAATTTACTTTGTGGGTCTAGCATGTCAGCATCGACAACTTTTTCCCCAGTTTCATTCATAGCAGCAGCAAAAGCAGCATCTGCGCCTTTGAGTGCCTCTAGAACTTTTTCGTCACCTTTGACAACGTCTAGAAGAGCCATAGCTACTTCTACGTCGAAGTGTGGTAACTCAGCTTCAGCAGCTTTGCGTAGTTCAACCTGACGCTTTTCTACTGCAGCTTCTTCAAGAGCTTTCAAGACAGGAGCAGGGATGTCTGATTTAACAACCATCTCACCATTAACTTCGATTGTCTCTACTTCTTCTTTCTTTTCGATTGCATCAGCTTTGATTACAAAGCCGTTTTCGATAAGAGCTTTACGAAGGTTCTCGTTGTCAGCTTTAAGTGTTTCCACTTCAGCTTCTAGAACGTCCAAGCTCAAGTCTACAGGCTCTTCATCGGACTTTTTCATGTCCATTTCATAAGCCTTCATAGCTTCTTCTTCGTTCATTCCTTTGTCCATATAAGGCTTTAGTTTTGCCTTTAGGTCATCGGACATTTTTTCGACTTCATTAGTCATATCAGATTCCTCTGTATCTCGCTTAAATAGGGCAACCTTGGCAGACGCATTAGCTGGGCGATCCACCAGAGATAACTCATCAAGCTCTAGTTGTTTAAGAAGGTTCATCTAATTTCTCCTTAATCGCACGACCACCAATGCTGAAGGCCGCAAGTTCACCAGATTTGACCATTTTCCAGACGTTTTCATCGTAAACTTTATAAGCTACGATCCAGCCCTCACGATCACTCTGTATGCCAAGGCTATCACCGATCTCTTTGGTAATTGGCAGTGAATGAATAACCATCCCTGTCTGTTCGCCTGTATGCATTGTTTTACCGACACGTACATTTTCCATGAAATCATTCACAGCTTTTACTAATGTGTCGGCTTCGATTACGTCACCCTGACGGTCAACTACACGTTCACCTTTCTCAGTAATGACAGAGGCCCATCCATAGACGATACGTTGTTCATCGTCAGTCTTTAGGATTTGCCCTTCGATGTCTTTTGTTAAATCAGTCACTGAAGTGCCTTTCTCCCACATACGACAAGACCAATAACGAGCAGAGGTCTTATCTGATGCTGTATCGCAAGAATGTCTGCTACGGAAGTTGGCACGAGCCTTGGGGTCATCTCGACGGATTTCCATGTTAGGATCACCAAAAGTGACTTTTTTGGTTTTATCACCGTCTTTTACATAAACTCCAAACTTCTTACTTGATCCTTTGGGAAGTCTGAAGGGTTTGTTTAGCGGCTTATCGGCTTTATCAACTTGCTCCTGCGTTGGTAAATCGCTTCCATCCCATACTTGTGATTTTCGTGTGCTGAGAGGATGTTTAGAAGGTAAGAGATCAGTATCATGCTTACCACTACGAAAACGACCTGTGCGGATGGTACGAAGGAAATTATTGACACGAGCCATTGCCCACTGTTCTGGAGATGTAACTGTAGGACGTACCGAAGTTGGGTTCGTCTTATATGCGCCTACACCTCTGTTATATACTTGACGCAACATGGAAGTGGTAACTTTACCTTTGCTTCCATGTTTCTCGTTATGTTCTTTTACTTTTGCAGCAAGAGTGCTAGTCTCTACTTTGGTGACTTCTTCGATAACCGCCGTAAGAATACGAGCCAAGAGATCATCTTCACTCTCTTCCTCTTGTTGAGGAACTTCTTGAATACCTGCAAGCTCTTTGTGGTAGTTGAGGTATTCCTCATGCGTTTTAGCTGGCATATAATATACGACAGCACCAACCTCGTGAGTATGAATGTCACCATCAAAGCCCATCATAAATGATCTACTTCGGGCTTCGGCAGGTGTAGTGAAAATATCGTCGTCCATTTGACGCTTTTTTACTGCAGCCCAAGCTGAAGCAAATGCTCTTTGTTCACTTTTTGTATCTTCTAACACTGAATTAAACACTCTACGAAATTGTGTATGCTTGTCTTCTGGTACAGTTTGACGTACCGCTTTAGGAAGTTCTGCATTACTAGAATACGGCATTATAGTACCTTGGCGATGTAGCCTTTGAAGATGCCAAAGACGACTAGGTTATTAACTTCTGTGTCACAACGAATACGGATGTCTGCATTCTTTGGGACAATAATGGGTGGGTCTAGAGTAATATCTGCTGCACCACCACTTGTTGATGCTGTAAAGCAACCTGCCTGACGGAATACCTTACCTGCTTGTCTAATCTCAGGGTAGAAATCTACAGAACCTGATTGCTTAGAGCTAACTGCTCCGTAGAAACCTGTACAGATA